TAACACTGTCGGAAAACTCCTCATTCAGGCAGGATTGGCCAGCCTGGCTCTCTTCCAGGCGCTTCAGTTCCCGAATCCTGCAACTGCTGCAGCTGCTATTGCTGCAGGTGCTGCTCTCATAGCTATATCCGGCATGATTAAAGGTGCAATGTCCAGGGCAGCCGGCGGCGGATCTGTCGCCACTGCAACGGCTGCAACCGGAAGCTACACCTTTGACACACGAAATATTGCCGGCATGAAGCAGGAAATGGAGATAACCGGCAAATTGACTGCAAGTGGAAGAGATCTCGTGTATGTTTTTAACAAGGAGGATCAAAGAATAAAAAGTACTATCGGTGGCCCACGTCGTTAAATATCAACTCCTGTGCAAGGGAAAGGATGGTGTCACATCAAGGATCGTGATCTCGGAGGATGGTTATTCCGGTGCTGAGATTAACCGTAATGTGCCGGCCAACCCGTTTCATTTGAAGAAAGACTCCGGAGAGGTCATTATAGGCACAAGCATTGAGTTCCTGATAAGAGAAGTTGTTGACTTCGAGTTCTTGTCATTCTATACCAATAACCCGAAGAAGTTCAAAATTGAATTCTACTACCCTTCTACCACACCGATCTGGTCAGGCTACCTGAATCCACAGCAATATGAGGTCCCCTACAAGCCCGGACCAACGAATGTCAGGCTACAGGCAACTGATGGTCTTGGTCTCCTCAGCGGAGAAAGCTTTACACTGACAGGCTATCAGACACAACTTGCCTGCATCCGTCATTGCCTTGATAAGATTGGTCTGGGACTGAATTACGCTATCGCAATAAACTTGTGGGAGATATCACATGATGATGACTACTGCCCGCTAACGCAGACGCTGGAGAACTGTGCTATGTACGCGGACATGAAGTGCAACGAAGTACTGGAAGCAATTCTTGGAAAGTATGATGCTACGATCACTCAGAATAAGAATCGCTGGGAGATCCTTTCATACAAAGACAAGAAATCTGCCCGTCTGATATATACTTCCGCGGGTGTCTATTCAACCACTGAAGCTTCACCAACGATCCTGAACCTGACAACTTTGAAAACTGGCAATAATGTGCGGCCGGTTGGATTTCTTTCACTTTCACTGCAACCTGGCGGCAAGCGTGTCAGGATATCAAGTGACTATGGTCTGAAACCTTCTATCCTGGACAATTATAAGTTCGAGAATTATAATTTATCAACACTGTCCTTTCCGTCCTGGAGTAATAATGGATCTGTCAGTGTTAATCCAAGAAAGAAAGACGATCTGAGCTATGCTTTTCTGTCTGGTTATTCTGATACTGATAATGACTACATATATCAATCGGTTAATGTAGTCAAAGGATTGAATCAGGACTTTAAATTTTCGATTGATGTCTGTCCAACCGGTATGATCTGGTCATCAATGTCAAATCCCAGGTCAATCAATCTGACGGTAAGATTCCAGGTTCGGCTGGTTGCAGGGAGCACAACTTATTACCTGGCTACAACCGGGTGGAGCACGACACCTGGTTATGTCTCGCAGGAACTTGCATCAGCAATGTATCCTGGTGATGTGACCTGGACAAGGATTTCAATCATTACTGGAGGTATTCCTGCATCAGGGACGATGACCGTTCGTCTGCAAAGGATTCGGGCTTCATCATTTGGCTCGAACATATCCGGAGTCGGCGTTGCTTTTGCATTGCCATCACCAGCATTCCTCTTTCAGAACAGAAGTTTTATTACCGGCTTCGATGACACTGCAAACTTTACTGGCAGCTCTGAGCCTGCAGATTTGAGAGATATCGAGATCCATGGAGCTGATGTACCGGTGTATGATAATGCTGTCAGGATGTACGATAGGGCAATGAGGCTTAGTTCCGGATTGCCCACAGTGTCCTGGCGATTTTCTCAGTCTGATACCGCATATAGCCTGATCGGCGCTCTGGTCAAAATGTTAGCTAGCCGCAATCATGTGCCCAGGCAAGTATTGCGTGGAACAATCCGGGGAGCTAATCTCACGATGGCAAGCATAATCAGGGATGCATACAACAACAACCGTGAGTTCGAGATCGTTGAATGTAGCTGGAATGTTTATGCGGGTACCTGGGACGTCACTCTCGTGGAGTTCATTCCATATACATCGCGAGCTGTGAATTTCGACTCCGGAGTCAGTCTGGGCAATACTGCAAATCTCACAGTTGATAGCGTCACTCCGGCCTCTACCTCATTAACGGCAGGCCAGGAGAGTTCCTTCTCGGTTAATGTCGAAAATACAGGAGATTCAAGCGGATGTCAGTCTGTTGAGTGGAAGGTGGTCAACGGATCTGATGTGACACAGAGTTCAGGTACAGTGACCTCGGGCATCATAATCGCAGGCGGTGATGCTGACATTGAAATACCTTTCACCGCGCCGACTTCTACTGGCACTTACTACATTAAATGTAAGATATCAACTGATACTACCTGGGTGAGCAGTACGGCTCTTACTGTATCATCGGCGCCGGCAGTCACTATTAATAGCATGAGCGCGATACCTGATGGATCGTCAGGTACAGACATATATGTATCCTTTAATGCTACGAATTCCGGAGGTCCCGGCAATAAAACAATTTACTGGGAGATCCGGAATCAATATAATCATGTAATGGATAGCGGATCTCAGGTAGTTTATATAGCATCCGGCACAGCTTATTATGCGCTGAATGGCTTGACATATCCACCTCCGGGCGTGTCTAATACAGTGCGTATAGGACTTTCCATAAACAACCTGAACATAGTATCGAATGAATTTGAAAGCTTACCAACATAAATAATAAAATGGCAACAAAAGTTCCAGGATATGCATTGGCAGTGAAGATCGGAGACAAAATAATTCTCGGTCTTGTGACGTCTGGCTTTAAAGATAAACCCAGCTATGAGGAGATATTGCATAAGGAACATGCCGGAGTGCCGGATGAAGAGTTGGAAAATTCAGCACGCGAGCTTACCTGCAGTGGTCAGACCTACCGTCGGACCTCAGCTGAGGTGGATGATTATGAAGATTACGAAACCATCCGTGAAGCTGCAGCTGCAGGGGTTAACATAGCATTTAGTTACTATGATCCACAAACAGAAAATGAACATATCAGTGGAGTAGGTAAAATAATTGACTTCTCTGAGGATGCAAATTCAAAAGACATTGGGACGTATTCATTTACAATTAAAGAGGTTTTAGGTTCAAGCACTATTGAGGATGATGATTGGAGTTCATATTGCACTCCACAATGGTTAGCATTAAAATTACAAGAGGATATTAGCATATGGAATAACATTGACAGTATTTGGCTCTTTGCCAGAAGGACAGATACGGACAATTATCTGACTGAATTAAAAGGAAGCGGAAGAAACGCTACTAAACAAGGGACTGGAAATCTATATTTTGACAATCAATATGGTGTATTTGCGGATGGCAATACTGCGCTAAATCTCAATCATAACCCTAATGTACACAAATCGGCACTCGCCTTAAATTCTGCCAGTATTGGCTATTATGTGGTTGACGAGATTTATGGATCAGCAGCTGTAGTTGGTGTTTATGATGGCTCTTCATACCTGTTTGGCGGGATAAAGAATTCTGTGAATGGACGATTAAATTTTTCAATCAATTCGCCTGGAATTAATTATAAAATGCCGACATCATCACAAGGCTTTATTTTGATTAATAAAGATGAAAGCACTGAGGAATTATTTATCGAAGGTATTTCTTTAGGCACTGCTACTAGGGCTTCAACAGCCATTCCTAACAAAAACATCTGGGCGCTACTTTTTAATAATAATGATGGAGCTATACCTTCTAATGATCCAACTTTAGCTAGGCTTGCAATGATATTGATAGGAGGAAAGTGGACCTCGTCTCAGGTGTTAACTTTAAATGCAATATTTCAGGAGTATTTTACAGGAATAGGAACAACTGATAGGAAGTGGCTGCGATCTACACCACAATTGAATTATAAAAAAACTCAATGGGTAACTGTCTATCAAGATGGAGACAGAATCTTAGCAAGAGCATATGGCCGTATGAGGTATTCTAATGACAAGGGACAGAGCTGGACTAATTATAACTTTGTTAATGCTGGCCAGGTCGCATTTGGCTACATCTGGGATAACGGGAATATTAATTTTGCAACATACAATAAAGTCTATTTTTCAAGTAATGGTTTATTGACAGTATCAGAACTTACCGTAAAGGATGTTGACGGAGTTACTGACTATATTCCTCATACTCCAGCAAACGGATCGTATCCTGGCGAGTATTTCAGAGTACAGCAATATCCGCATAAACAATATTTCGGAACAGAACAAACACTTGTTATAGGTAATTACGGTAACGTTCAGGCGGGAGCAGCTCCAATCAATGTTTATCATTTTTATAATAATGGTGCAAACGTCAAATTAGCCTATAAGTTTGGACAAAATCCATATTACAGAGATAATGGCACTGCAACTGGTGGAGCTACCGGAACGCTGCTGGGCGATGCTGGGAATTCTAACTGGTGCAGACATGTACATATTATTCAGCAAGACCCGGCAAGCGGAATATTTTATATGTGTACCGGCGACAGCTCTAGAGTTGAGCAGAATGAAGTAAAATGGTTCACTGGAACCTACAATTCAGAATTAAATCAATGGTCTTGGGTTAAGATATATGAGGCCGCTATTGTTAACAGGATGAAAGCCATAGGTTTAGTTTTTGTTGACGGGTATATTTGGTGGGGAAGCGATGACACTGAGGGTACTGATTATGGAATTTATCGTTGTGCTAAAAATGATATTGCAAATTTAGCCTCACATCAAAAAATGTATCTAGCAAACAATCAAATAGTCGGCTTAGATATTGCAAATGGAAAACTTATCGCCACGAAACAACCATCAACAGGAGAGAGACATCCTATAATTACAAGTAACGATCTGAATACATTTACTGTAACACAACTTACTGATATATCTGGGAATATGACAAACTTCTATCCAATTATGCCACCGGATAGTGAAGGATATTTTTGCCTAATTCCATTTTCATCGTCTGGAGTTGTCGCAATGTTGCCGCCAGTTCATGTTCAAGTAAAATAAGGAGTATTATTGGGAATTTAGAGTAGTGACGAATGGAAGAATTAATGCAAAATGATATGAGTTTGATCGAAACAATAATAGATACTATTAAGAATTGGGTACCACTAGCGTCATCATTGATGTTAGGGTCTATTGGCTTGCTTGATTCTCTTGGCAAATGGCTTGACTTGCTATTTGTTTCATTAGGCTGTGTCGGTCTGGTATTGTCTATCATCCTGACAGTAAAGAAGATTAGGGCTTTTAATAAAAAACCATAAATTATTGTAAAATGAAAAAAGTACTGATTGTGTGTGCAATTTTTATTGCACTTTTGAACGTTCCGGTTCTGGCAATTGCTCAGACCGTTGATCCGCCTGATAATGTCATTTCTCTGCTTACCCAGCTGAATGTATACATGGGATCGCTCGCTGGCATTGCAGCTATGTCTTCGTTTTTGGGTAGTATCATTCTTGGCTTATTTAAGCCACCGAAGGGATTTGTTAGAATGATCATTATTTGGTTAATCTCGATCACGATCATGATCCTTTCCAATGTATTTAATTATGGATTTGCCGCTGAATTTTCATGGCTGGCTTGCATTCTGTATGGATTAGGAGCTGGGTTGGCCGCAAACGGATTTTCTACAGTACCGGTTGTGCATACCATTCTTGAATTCATTGAGTCTATCTTCAATAAAAAAGAACCTGTACTGAATGGATGAGTTCGAGATATACGAACTCGTTTGTCCTCATGTTTTCTTGGCTCATGGCGAGAAGGCCTGGATGTTTGCTGATCCAAGG